GGTTAATGCAGTTAAAGAACTGAAACAACAGCTAGACGAGGCTAATGCTCGTATAGCCGCACTTGAGTCCAACTAATAGGAGAATAAAATGGACGAACTAACAGCAGAACAAATCGCACAGCACTACACAGCGATGGGTCACAGCGTTGACCTCATCAATGCTATTATTGCTGGCGAGGCTATGGCAGACGATGATGCCGCAGACAAGCAGGACTGTGTAGACAGGAATGTTGAACATCTTGAGATTATGGTTGCTAAGGACTTCTGGACTACAGAGGATATGACTGCGGCTAATGCGGCTATTGCTGCTGGTCAAGGCTATACAGCGTAATGACCGAAGCAGCATCAAACGTAGTCACGATTAACGGCGAAGAATATGACGAGGCCACTCTGGCTGATGACGCCAAATATTTCATTGCCCAAATCCGTGACTTGCAAGCAAAGCAGGCTCAGTTGAGGTTCCAAGCTGACCAGATTCAAGCAGCCTTAAACGCTATGACAAATGCGCTTATTTCTTCTGTGAATACAGACGGTGACAAGGAAGACTAATATGCAGATGACCAGCCTTATCGACACACTCATTGGTCTGGTTGTGGCTGGGCTTGCGTGGTTTATGAATGAAACCAGCAAAGAGCAAAAGCGTCTCAACATCCTGCTCAATAAGACCCGCGAGGAATACGCCACAAAGGACGATTTGCGTAACGATATGCGTAATGTGATGGACGCTTTGCACCGGGTCGAAGATAAGCTCGACAAGGTACTCAGCCGAGGCACCTAATGTTCAAGGCAGTCATATTGGCTTGTGTCATTGGCGCACCAACTGACTGCGTTGAGTTTCACGATATCCGTGGCCCCTATTACACCGAGAGAGAGTGCCGCAACCGCGCTATGGAAATGTCTAGGGCGGTTGGCGAGATAGCTAACCTGATGCCGATAAAATGGCGTTGCGACGTTCTGAAGAAAGGTATGCTGACATAATGGAGCCAATATCAACCGCCCTGATGGCCGTCAGCGCCGCCTCAAATGCGATAGCCTTCATAAAAGCTAGGGTTAATGATGTTCAGTCAGTGGCCGACTTGTCGGAGCAAATAGGCACGCTATTCTCAGCGCAAAAGAAGCTAAACGAGGAACGCAATAAACAAGCGGGCGTTGGCGACATTAGTTTCAAAGGCTCAATTGACGCCGTGCTTGAGGCGAAGCGCTTAAACGAGGAAATGCAGCAGATCGCCACGATGATTAACATGCGTTGGCCTAAGCCAGCGGATCAGCCGTCAACGTGGCAGGAAATCATCAATCACCATAATGAAGCGCTGCGCCAACAAAAAGAGGCACGGCTCGCTGCGGCCAAGGCTGCTGCCGCAGCGCACAACGAAATGGTCGAAAACTTCAAATTAGGAATAGCTATTTTCGCATTGATGGTTGTTGTGGTAGGTTTGTTTATCGCTGTGATGGTATCAACGGCTGGAGCCATTGGGCTTAGATGAGTGAAACAACAACCGGGCTTATTGGCGAGTACATCGCTGCCGCCGCTATTCTTGCACAAGGGTGGCGCGTCTCGATGGCTCAGCAAGACCGGGTAGATATGGTGGCTTGGAATGGGCAAGAGTTTCTTCGTGTGCAGGCAAAGGCTGCGAGTTTACTTGGCAATCAAGATGGTCGATCTCCGCGTCACCATTTTAACTTGGGTCACGGCTGTAAAACGAAACACTTACCTACGAAAGATGACTACGATGTTCTCTGCCTTGTTTCCCCCAATTCAAGACGGTGCCTGTTCATGCCGGTTACGAGTGTACGGCAATATAGTTTGCGCCTGCCAGCGTCGCGCTTCACTGAGGCTGCGGAAATTGATAGCTGGGATAAAACGGTCGATCACGTTTTGGAGATGAGGCGATGAATAAAGACGCGCTGCGAGAGGAAATTGCCGCCGACGAGGGCTGCCGCTACGAGATATATCTCGACAGCCTCGGCCTGCCCACGTTTGGAATAGGCGCGCTGGTGAAAGAACACGACCCAGAATACGGCCTGCCGGTTGGCACGCCTGTTTCTGAGGATCGTGTGCGCCAGCGCTTTAATCTCGATATCGCTGTGACGATTGAGGATTGTGTGCGGATATGCGGAATTTTCGATATCAACTTTAATGAGCTGGACGAGCGTTACCCTGACGCGGCTCTGGCGCTTTGCAACATGTGCTTTCAGCTCGGATACCCGCGCTGCTCGAAATTTGTCAAAATGTGGGCAGCGGTAGCCGAGGCAATGGACGATCCGAAAGCGTGGCTGACAGTCGCCGCAGAGGCCGAAGACAGCCGGTGGTTTGACCAAACGCCTAATCGCGCCAAGCGAATTACGGCAAGATTTAGGGCGCTGGCAGATGGCTAAGGCGCTGCTCGAATATAAGATCATCCCGCGTCTGATGATTTTCACGATGACCGTGGTTTATGTGCGCTGCATTGAGTGGGCGCTATCCCAGCCAGACCTATCGACACAACAGGCCAGTCTGATTAGCGTGGTCACCGGGGCTATGACCGGCAGCCTAGCCGTTTTCTTAAATTCGGAGACAAAGAAATGATCCAAGCACTGATTGGGCCGGTGACTGGCCTGCTGGATAAGTTCATTGAGGACAAGGATCAAAAGGCGAAGCTCGCGCATGAGGTCGCCACAATGGCACAGAACCACGCGCAAGAACTTGCCAAGGGTCAGCTAGAAATTAACAAGATGGAGGCGCAGCATCGCAGCATCTTTGTGGCGGGTTGGCGGCCCTTCCTTGGCTGGGGCTTGAGCTTTGCGATGATCTGGCACTTTGTTTTAGCCCCGATAACTATCTTTGGTTTTTCTTATGCTGGCGTGGAAGCACCTGAGTTACCGGCGTTTGATATGGATAGCCTGATGACTGTGCTTTTAGGGATGCTTGGTTTAGGCGGCCTCAGAACTGTAGAAAAAGTAAAGCGTCTAACGAAATAAGGGGGCTTTCGCCCCCTTAAATCACTTGTATAGATATTGATAGTCAAACCTGTCAGCCGTTTGCATATCCTCAAAAACCACATTGTAGCTTTCGTCGTCGATGCGCTCGACCCGCCTGACTATGGCTGTCACCAGCCTGCCTTTCGGGCCAGTCACGCTGACTAGGTCGTCGGGTTTAAAACTTGGTTGTTTCATATTTGCCTCTTGTGAGAAAAGTGCGGCTCGACCAAGGGAGAAAGATCGAGCCGCGAGGGAAGCCGCGCCAAGGGAGGAACGGCGCGAGCTATTCATATTAACTTAAACGAGGCCGCTTTGCCAAGCTGCCTTGTCGCAGCGCCACGTTCAACAAGCGCGGTCATATACCTGTGAGCCTGTGCTGGGTGCATATTCATATGCTCAGCGATCTCTCTGACAGTAGGCGTATATCCGTGCTTTCTGACGAACCGGCTAAAGACGCGCCGGAAGTGAGCCTGCTTTTGCGTTAGCGCCACTTCAGTCATTGTCTACTACCTTCACGCTCAGGGTTGATTGCCGCACGATGCGGGCAGGCTTCGCCGGGGTGGTCTTGGCTGGCTGCGCTTTGAAGTTACGCATCGGCCAGCGCACCTGATAGGCAACGTTTCCGACGACGCCAGCGGCTAGTTCGTGGCTGCCCATATATTCTTTGAGCGCAGCCTCAGCTTCGTCAATGTCGGCTTCGGCGGCACGCTTTGCCTCTTTGGCATTGACGAGCTGGCCTAGCCAGTCGGTCTGGTCGTCGGGCAGGGTCAGCGTCTCAGCGCCGTCATCGACGCGTGGGTAAGCTGTATTGCCGTCAGAACTGCTCAGTACCGGATACCAGTCGACGTCCATCTTGCGGCGCTCGAAGTCCTCAATGGCGTCAGAGATACGCGCCTGAATAGCGGCGTCGGCTTGGTATAGGAAAATGCGTAGCTCCACACCGCCGTATAGCACGCACACAGCGCCCCACGTCATCTTGGTTGACATAAGCTGCCCCTGAAGTTGCAACGGCCCCCTGTGAGGCGCTGGCGCGTCCTCTGGCTTGGAGCTGGTCAGCTTGCTCTCTAGCACGCCCAATCCGTCCACCCAGACTGGCCCATTCGGGCAGATGATGCCCTTCGACCAGTCGGTGTCGACGTTGTGACCAAGCCCGCCGTCAGCGGTGCCGTCGAGGGACACGGCAAACGGTAGCGTGTCGTGGAAGATTGCCTCATGTTCGAGCTGCAAGTTGGTCAGCCCTAAGCGGTCGGCGGCGGTGGTCAATATGACGCTCTCCAAGGTGTCGCCCCAATCGCAAGCCTCATTGCCGTTGAACGGCTTTGGGTCGGGCTTGCCTTCGATAGCTGCCAGCACGGATGCCAGCAGATCGTTTTGTGTGTCGTATGGGCTTAGCCCCATAAGCGCCGGAATACGGCTTGCGGTGACGATATCGTCGGGTGTCTTTTTACCTACCATTTTTATTTCTCCTGTTTGACAAGGCCTCGTAAGTTTCGGGGCAAGCATCAGACGGACTTAATTCGATCAATATCGGTAAATCACGAGATATAGCTTGGTATGCGGCTGTACTGAGGGCAGTAGTTTTGCTTGCGTGATACCATCTGCCAATTTCTCCATCATCAGTAATCACTGTGACGAGCCAAGGCATTTCATCGTTTTCAACTTCAATAATCAAAATTGCATTAGTGAATGCGCCGGTGCTTGCGTCTTTACTTGGAATTGGGCGATACTCTTTTGCAAGATTTAGAACTACGTTTTTCATTAGTTTACTCCTTGTTCTTTTCTAAGGTTTTGGTTGTTGCCGTGTATTGGCTCAATGCCGACGGCCTGTTCTGGCGTCCATCCATTTCTGACACGCCAAGACACTGTTTGTGGGTTTATGCCGGTTTTTCTTGCGGCTTCTGATATTGAGCTAAACCCTTTTATTTTTATTGAATTAGACCAAGAGCGCCTTGGTTCAAGCCCGAACGCCTCAGCGATTGTCCACCCATTAGATAGTCGCTGCGTTACGCACCCAGCCCTAATCCCAAAATGCTTTGATGCTTTTGATATGCTGGGGAAAAGCAAATCACCAACAATAATCTTACTGCCACGACTTGTTGGGCGGTCTCTTTTTTTAATCTCAAATGTCTCTTCAAGTGACCAGCCCATTTTTTTTCGAGAATGATACAAATTGTCCGATATGCCGTAATGCTCGCAAGCCTCTTTTATTGAGGTAAATTCTTTGCCCATTACACATATAGATTTTCCAATAGAAATCGTGGCGTGATGTTTCCCATTGTACTTTTTAATGTTTGCAGGGGGCGCATCAATCTCAACTGCTTGCCTTGGTGTCCAGCCAGACCTTAAAATCCTGTGCCTGATATTATGAACGCTGACAGTGAAATGCTCTGCCAAATCGCCGCACCCATAATATTTTTTGCCGTCAATTTCATACAAATCACCTGAGGCCAATTTAAAAGTTGGGCAACCACCTGATTTTACGTTGTACCCATTTGGGTATTTGGTGTTTAGTTTTTTTATCCAATACCTTTCTGCGCGGCTTAATGTTTTTAGGTTTTCAGTCTTGTCCAAAATTTCAAACTTGAAGGCGTCTTGACCATAAACCCTGATAGCGTGGGCTATGGTTTTGGCGCTTCCTTTTTTAGAATTTCTAGCTTTAGCAAAATGCTCCGTGACGCGCGGCTCTAAGGTTTTTCTGCGCGTAAGCCCAACATACTGCATACCGTTGACCGTATTGGTCGCAAGATAAACGATCATACCGCACCCCCAAAGCGAACCATCAGCGCCCAAACATTATATTCGGTCGTGATCATATTGGTGAAAAACGTGATGGCAAACGCCGTCACAAACAACATTCCGATTGTGTCTTTAAGCATTAGCTTTCCCCTTCCGGCTAAGTGTTTTAAGCTTGACCCTATATTTGCGACGCTGGTGGTCGCGTTGCCCTCTGGTCAATGGTGGTTCGCCAAAGTTAAGGGCTGACGAACCGCCCCACTTGTTTTCAAAAGTCACAGGGTCAGCCTTAATAAAGCTGCCCGCGATGTCGGCTGTCTGAGCCATTGGGTCGTCTTCAAATCCCATAGGTGTCTCCCTTAGGTTGGGGCGGGGCTGTTAAGCCGCCGCCTGTTCGCGCATTACAGCTAAGTCAGCCGTGCTTACGACGTGGCCTCCGTTTAGCTTTTTGCCATTTAAATAATAAAAGATGATCTGAGCGTGGATTTCACTGGCACCATCAACAGCCAAGCCACAGTCCAGCAT